GCGCTCCAGCGCATGTACGACGACGTAAAGGACCTAGAGAAAAGATTTATTGCGGACTGATACCATCCGCTATACTTCTCTGAGTTACGCGGATGTCCCGCGCAAGGCGCTGTGAGCCTCAATCACTGCAGGAGGAACTATGTATACGGCTAACAAAGTCGAAGACGAGCAGCTAAAGGCTAAGCTGCCGGAACCCTCGGGATATAGGCTGTTGATCGCCGTCCCAGAGGTTAGCGAGAAAACCGAAGGTGGAGTCTACATGCCGGATCAGCTGAAAAAGGCTGAGGAAACGGCGTCCATCGTTGGGTTTGTGGTCAAGGCAGGGCCTGACGCATACGCTGACCTGAACAAATTCCCGAACGGACCGTGGTGCAAAGAAGGCGATTTCGTCATCTTCCGCTCCTACTCTGGCACCAGATTCAAAGTTCTGGGCAAAGAGTTCCGTCTCATCAACGATGACACCGTCGAGGCGGTTGTCGAAGACCCACGGGGGTATAGCCGCGCATGACCGACAAGAATGATGACATCGAAGTTGACGTCGAGGGCGATGACGAGCTTGAGATCGAGGTTCAGGACGATACCCCTGAGCCCGACAAAGGCAAGCCGAAAGCTCCAGAGGTCGAAACTGAGACCAAGGGTGCCGATGATGACGACCTAGAGGGTTACTCCGACAGCGTCAAAAAGCGCATCAACAAGCTCAAGTTCGACCAGCACGCCGAGCGCCGCGCCAAGGAAGAGGCTGTCCGTCTCCGTGAGGAGGCAATCGCCTACGCTGAGAAGGTTCGCAAGGAGAACGAGGAGCTTCGCAAGGCTTACGCCGAGGGTGAGACTGTCCTCGTTGGCCAGACCAAGGCCCGCCTTGAGAGCGAGCTCGCCTCCGCACGCTCCGCCTACAAGGCCGCATATGAGAGCGGTGATGCTGATGCTGTGCTTGCCGCACAGGAGAAGCTGCTCAAGCTGCAGGTCGAGAATGACCGGGTGCAGAACTACAAGCCGCGCCCCGCGCAGGCTCAAGCACCCGCACCGCAGGCCCCGCAGGCTGCCCCGCAAGTGGCAAAACCTGATGACCGGGCGATGCAGTGGGCCGAGAAGAACTCTTGGTTCATGAAAGACAAAGCCATGACCGGCTTCGCTATGGGCGTCCATGAGGACCTCGTAGCACAAGGAATTGATCCGAAGAGTGATTTGTATTACTCTAAGATCGACGATGCGGTTCGCCGCACGTTCCCAGACAGGTTTGACGACGGGCAAATTGAGGAAAAAGCACCCCGACGTCAGGCTGGTACCGTGGTCGCCCCGGCTGCTCGCAGCACGAAAGCACCGCGCAAGATCGTGCTAACCTCCTCTGAGGCCGCTCTCGCCAAGCGCCTTGGTGTACCTCTCAAGGTATTCGCGGCGCAAAAGCTAAAGGATATGCAAAATGGCTGACCGGACCCCACGTGACCTCGAAACTCGTGAAAACACGAGTCCGCGCAAAAAGACGTGGAAGCGGCAATCCATGCTGCCTACCCCCGAGCCACGGGACGGCTTGAAGTTCCGGTGGATTCGCACCTCTACACTGGGTAACGCAGACATGACGAATGTCTCCGCACGGTTCCGAGAAGGTTATGCGCCAGTGATGGCTGCTGACTATCCCGAGCTGCAAATCATGTCCGACGTCGACTCTCGCTTCAAAGGCAACGTCGAAGTCGGTGGTCTCCTGCTCTGTGCCGCGCCCGCTGAGGACGTACAGGCACGTGTGGAAGGCCAACTCGAGATCGCGCAGAATCAGATCGACGCTGTTGATCGTAACTTCATGCGTGAGAACGACCCGCGGATGCCGGTGCTTCGGCCCGAGCGTTCAACCAAGACCTCGTTCGGCAAGTGATTGCCGTGAACTGAAACTGTAGATGAAGGAAAGAACCCATGGGTTCCGTAAACGCTCCCTTCGGTCTGCGTGTGACTGGCCGTCTCGACGCTGGTTCGCTGGAGGTTTTCCGCCAGTACCCCATCGCTTCGGGCTATGCCGCTAACATCGCCGCTGGCGATGTGGTCCAGCTGACCGACAACGGCACTTCGACCACGATCACCAAGCAGACCGCTACGGGCGACACCTCGACCGATATCGCTATGCTCGGTGTATTTGTCGGCTGCTCGTACACCGACCCGTCGACCAACCAGCTGACTTTCAGCAACATGTGGCCGACTGGCACCGTCGCTTCGGACGCTCTGGCGTTCGTCGTTGATGACCCGCAGGCTCTCTATGTGGTTATGGCTGATGAAGCTATCACCAACACCCTCGACATCTACGGTAAGAACGCCGCGATTGTTCAGGGCGCAGTGAACACCACGTTCAAAGCCTCGCGCGTTGCACTCGATGCGTCCACCATCGGCACGGACGCCAACCTCCCGCTGCGAATCATCGACTACGTCGGTGGCCCCCGTGGCAACGAGGTGGGCACTTCCTACCCGCTGTTGGTCGTGAAACTGAACTACACGCAGCTGACCGCTGCGATTGGCGTGTAAGGAGGGCTGACACATGGCTATTTCACGCGCACAGGCCCTTAAAGAACTGCTGCCGGGCCTTAACGCCCTGTTCGGTCTTGAGTACGCCAAGTACGAAAACGAGCATGCCGAGATTTATGAGACCGAAAGCTCCGAACGTTCGTTCGAAGAGGAAGTCAAATTGTCCGGTTTTGGCGCAGCACCGGTGAAACCGGAAGGCTCTGCCATCTCGTATGACAACGCACAGGAATCGTTCACCGCTCGTTACAACCACGAGACGGTGGCCATGGGCTTCTCGATCACCGAAGAAGCTATGGAAGACAACCTGTACGACTCGCTCTCGGCTCGCTACACCAAGGCGCTCGCTCGCGCCATGGCGTACACCAAGCAGGTCAAGGCTGCTTCGCTGCTGAACACGGGCTTCACCACCTTCACCTCGGGTGACGGCGTGACTCTGTTCAACACCGCGCACCCCACCGTTGCTGGCGGCACCAACTCCAACCGTCCTTCGGTTGACGCCGACCTCAACGAGACCTCGCTGGAACAAGCGGTTATCGACATCGCTGCTTACAAAGACGAACGCGGTCTGCTGATCGCTGCCCGTCCGCGCAAGCTGATTGTTCCGCCGAGCCTGATGTTCGTTGCAACTCGTCTGCTGCAGACCGAGCTGCGCGTCGGCACCGCCGACAACGACATCAACGCGCTGAACACCAACGGGTCGATCCCCGAAGGTTACCGCGTTAACCACTACCTGACGGACAATGACGCGTGGTACCTCACCACCGACATCCCGAACGGTATGAAGCACTTCGTCCGTGTCGCTATGTCGACGTCAATGGATGGTGATTTTGACACCGGCAACGTTCGCTATAAGGCTCGTGAGCGCTATTCGTTTGGCGTTTCCGACCCGTTGGCGATGTACGCCTCGCCCGGCGCTTGAGGAAAATCAAGCACTTAGCAGAGTTAAGGCCCGCTTCGGCGGGCCTTTTCTTTTGCGCTTGACCACGGCCATTACGCCGTCTACGTTACCCGTATCAAAACCATAGGTAGCGCAGATGGAATATCCAAAGACCCGTAAAGAAGCCAAAGCCCTTGGCGCAACACACTACTTCACCGGCGAGCCCTGCGTGCGTGGGCACGTAGCCCCACGCAAAACCAAGGGTGCCTGTGTGGAGTGCATGAAAGAGGACTGGGCCGCAGATAACGAGCGTCGGAAATCGCAGCCTAAATCCGACGCTGCCAAAGCAGCGGGTCGCCGGTACTACGAGAAAAACAAAGACCTGACTAAGGCACGGTCCCGAAACCGCCCTGCTGAGCTGCAGCGGGAGTACCGTAGAGCATGGAAGGATAAGCACCCTGAACAGGTGCAGGCGTCTGCAAACGCGTGGAAACGCCGGGCGCGCAACGCAACTCCCTCATGGTTGACCTCGGAGCACAAGCTACAGATTCGTGAGCTGTATCTTGCTGCGCGCAGGCTTACTCGCGACACCGGAGTCAAGCACGTCGTGGACCATATCATCCCGCTCCGCTCCAACGAAGTCTGCGGTCTGCACGTGCCGTGGAACCTCCAAATCCTCACCCACATCGAGAACAGCAGTAAGGGCAACAGGCTCTAGCGCGGTTAGCGATAGTGGTGTACAATCCGCGCAGGGTAACATCAGCCACGCAGACAGGACGCCCGACCTGACGATGCACAGACTGCGCGGCGAATCCTTGTGCAAAGGGGTACTTCCATGGCTTCGACAACTTTTTCGGGTCCGGTAACGTCTGAGAACGGCTTCATCGGTGCTGTCACCGGTAACGTCTCGGGTGATGTGACCGTCACCAGCTTCGTTAAGCTCACCGCTATCGCAACCGCCTCGCTGCCCGCCGCTGCCGCTGGCAACGCTGGTCAGGTCCGCCTCATCAACGACAACGGCGCGGGCAACAACGAGACCTGCCTCGTGATCTCGACCGGCTCTGCTTGGGTCACTGCTGTTGGCGCAGCCCTCAGCTAATAGGAGGCCCGCATGGCCGACGAATATGACGTAAGTTCTAAACGCCTGACGGGCACAGGTGCGGCTGGTATTGGTCGTGCCCGTATTCGTCAGGTTGTGGCGACCTTCTCCGGTGCAGGCCGGATCACGATGACGTCCGGCAGCGGCGGAGCAACCAAGATCGACTTGGACTTCGCTGCGGCTGGCACATACGACATCTTCATTCCGGGGACGGGGGTTCTGTTCGACGCAGACCCATATGTGGCCACCGCCACTAACCTCACCGCAATGACGATCTTCTGGTCGTAAGGAGAACAGAATGGCTCGGGAGCTTTCATCCATCTCTCGGTTCGGGCTCACCGAGCCATTCGAGCTTCAAGTAGGCCGTGGCCAGATCACAGGCCACAGTGTCGTGCATGTCTTTGGGCACAACCCCGACGTAGACACTGCCGAAGTGACGGTTTGGCCGACGACGGGCCTCCTGACGCACCCGGCTTCTCCGACGATCATGACAATCAGTTCTTCGAGCGCCAGCGACACGGCTGCTGGAACGGGGGCCCGGACGGTCTACATCCTCGGCATCAATGGCACAGGCGGTTACGTTTCCGAGACGGTAATTCTGAACGGACAGACGGCGGTCAACACTGTCCATGAGTACGATGCCATTGAGACCATGAGCGTGATGTCCGTTGGTTCTGGCGGCGTTAACGCAGGTATCATCTACGCAGGCACGGGGACGGTTACTTCGGGTGTCCCGGCAACGGTCTACAGCGCT